TAATGTATTCAAGAATGACTAACGAGTTTTTTTACGCTGACCACATTATGAAGCTTTCGATAGTAGTAGCGTCTTACATAAATAATGTGTTGGAGATAGATAATATAGGCTTATTAGAAAAGCACATACCTGGGACGTTAGATGAGGTAGTAAAGGAGATTGCACAAGAGTGTGCTCAAATGGATTGTAGCGATGAACAAAGATTTACTAGAGAAGTTGTAGACGTATGTAATCGATTGCACACTATTGCAACTATAAAACAAATAAATCGTAAAAAATAACCAAATAAAATGAAAGATTACAAAAGATTAGAAGCAGAAATGATGTACTGGCGTGCATGTTATAATCATTTAAGAGAAAGAATGGAGTATTTATTGGATGGGAATAATGAATTGGACTCAATGAGTGATATAAAAGAAATATTAGAAAACATAGAAGAGTTTACGGATCTTGATGTATTAGAAGGGTTTGATGGCACACAAGAATATATTGATAAATGCGTAAAGAATAAGGTGTTAAAAAAACAAAAAGAAAGAGAGGATTATGATAGAGGTGAAGATTATGGGAGGTACTTAGGTAAACATGATATAAATTTGTTAGATACGCAAGACGTGCAAACAATGCAAGAGATACAAAAAATATTAGAAGATAAAGAAAGTCCTTATAACAAAGGGTTTATAAGAGGGTATAAATATTCTGTGTACCAAAGAAAGAATGCAAAAGAAAAAATGCAAAAGAAAAAAAGTTCAAATCCTAATTGCCAAGGCAAAGAGGATAGGTTCTGAACTATTTTACTTTTAAATTGTCAGACATTCATTTATTATATATAATATAAGGGAATTTAACCCCTTGCAACAAACAAAAAACAACATTAACTAATTAAAAATGATAAAAGCATTAGCTGATAACATAGTTCTGAAAAAAATTACTTTAGAGCAAAAAACATCACAAATTATTGTAAGGCTTGATTCTCAACAATCAGAAAACATAGCTGAAGTAATTGCAATTGGTGATAAAGTTGAAAATATAAATGTAGGTGATAAAGTAGTATATGCACCGTATTCGGTGAACCCTATGACTGTTTTTGAGGATAAACTGATATTTGCCAAAACATCTGATGTTCTAGGAATTATTCAGTCATAATATAAATTAAAAAAATTAGCACTTTTTATTTAAACAAAGTATATCATGCAAAAAACATCAGTCAGAGAGTTTATTAGAAACTTTGCAAAAGTTCGAAATACACACGTTGAAGTTTTCAAAAATAATAATAAAGTAGGAACTTGGATTCCATCAGAAGAAAATGTTAATCAGTTAAACGAGGATTTATCAAGTAGTTAATACATAAAAAGGGCGGTTGCCCTTTTTTTTTATAATGCTTTGTGCTACACTTATACTAGTAACACATTAGACTATGATTGATTACAATAACTTTGCTTTTCAAGGTAAAATAGAAAGATCAAAATTAAAAGGTCAGAAAACTACTAAAGATAATAAGGTAAGAGTTTTAAAGAACTTAGCTATATCTGGTTTTGTTAGCCAAGCTGTAAAATCAAGCAATGTATCAAGAAGAACGGTTTATCATTGGAAAGATACAGATCAGTATTTTGCGGAACTATTTTATGAAATTGAAGAAGCAAGAAAAGATTGGGCTGAAGCTCAATTATATAAAAACATGGGAGAAGGTAAAGAAACATCTACTATTTTTTATTTAAAGACTAAAGCAAAAGATAGAGGGTATAGCGAGCGAATAGAATTAACTGGTGCAGATGGTGAAGCTATTGCTGTTACGCCAAAGCTAATTAAAGAATCTAGCACGGATGAACTTTTTGATATTTTAAACAAAACTGAATAAATGAAACTTTTTATTAAACAACATAGATTAAAAACTAGATGGTCACAATCTGATTTAGCAAGAATTACAGGATTGTCTCTATCGACTATTAGAAAATTAGAACAGGATAGAAGTGTAAACCCATCTTTACACGCTATTAATAAAATTGCTTATGCTTTAGATGTAGATATAAGAAAACTGTATAAAGATCTTATTGAGGATATAGATTATAACGATGCATTACGACACAATGTACTTGCCAATATTTCACATATAAAAAATGAAAAAGCAAATTCTTAAAGAAATTGTTGCGAGAGAGTTAAAAGAGCGACATAAAAATCAAAGAGAAAGTCTTATTGACTGTCTCATTCATTACTTTGATAAAGAGTTAAATAAAAGCTTTGATGACAACTGGCATTATAGGATGATTGAAGAAAAGCTAAACAAAGTTTTAACGGGTGAGATTACAAGATTAATTATCAACGTACCACCAGGTAGTGGTAAGACTGAAATTATTACTAAGTTTTTTCCGGTATGGGCTTTAGCTAAGAATCCTATGTTACAATTTATCGTAACTGGTTATTCAGCAAGTTTAACGCAATCTTTTGCGTCAGAGGCTAGAGATTATTATAAATCAAAAACAATGAAGATGGTCTTTCCGGAAATTAGTCCAGTAAGAAAAGATCAAGATACTAAGTCAGAATGGAAAAACAAACAGGGCGGTAAATATTACGCTACCGGTGCTGGTGGTAGTATCACAGGTCACAGGGCAAATGTTTTTATTATTGATGATCCTATTAAGCCGGATGAAGCTCTATCGGATGTAAAAAGGACAAAAATTAATCGTTGGTATGATAACACGGTTGTGTCACGTCTTTTTAACCCGTTAAAAGATGCAATCATTATTATAATGCAAAGAACGCACGAAGATGATTTGTGTGGTCATTTAATGTATAAAGAGCAACACGACACAGGTGAAAAGTGGGACACTTTAATATTACCCGCTATTGCAACAACTGACGAAAAACACCGTAAAGCGGGTCAAGCTTTGCAAGAGAATAGATATCCGATTGAAGCATTGGAAAAGATTAAAAAATCATATGGTGAGGCTAACTTTTCAGCACAGTACCAGCAGGATCCAGTAGATAAAGAGGCTCAATATTTTCATGAGGAGTTTTTTAATTATTTTGAACTCAAAGACTTACAGTCAAAGCCTGGTCGATATTTTACTATTGTTGATCCGGCTTTTAGCCAAAAGAACTCTGCCGATTGTACTGCGATAGTTACCGGTTGTTTTGTTAATGACGAGTTGTATATTTGTGAAGTTAGCAATACTAGAGATGACGTATATAAAATTATACAAACTATAACGCACCATGTTCAGAAGTGGAGAAGTGAAAAAATAGGAATTGAAGGGGTAGCCGCTCAATCAATTTTAATACAAATGATAGAAAAAGAATTTAGGGATAAACGAATACATTGTGTTGTTGAGAAAATTATGAACAATCAAGACAAAGAAACTAAGATTAGAGCTTTACTCCCATATATAAGACAGGGCTTATTGTTTTGGCAAAGAGGTGAAACTGAATTGGAACATCAGCTGATTAAATTCCCAAGAGGTAAACATGATGATATAATAGACGCAATACAAATGTTCTATTCATTGTTTAGAATTAGAAGTAAGCCAAGCATGGTAAGCAAAACTAATCAAGTAAACTATAATCGTTATGGCTTGCCTATCTAAAGCAAACATTTTATAATAAAAGAGATTAATCAAAAAACATCATGGCCGAAATAAATTTCAAAAAAAAGAAATATAAATCAGCGGTTGATTATGCACTATCAGTTGTTACTGATAATTTTAGTGTGTATGAAAATTCTTGTCATAAAAGACATAAAGATTTAGCTGATATAAGAGACGAGGTTCAAGAATACAAATTTAACTGGGGGAAAGAAGTTAGAGATGAAAGTTTACCGTCTACAAAGGTAAATTTTGCTAAGGATATTGAGAACAAAGTTATTGCACATGTTCTAGCAAAACCTATTAACTATATTGTGACTTGGAAACACGGTTACGGGAAGGCTGTGAAAGAATTTGATAAAATTGATGAGGCTGAATTGAAACAATGGCCGGCTTTTATGCAGACATTTTTAAATAATCTATTTTCAGATAAAGAAATGAAAAAACTAGTTGAACGATTTGTTCGTTCTTTAGTGCGTTACGGTGTAGCTTATATGGCACCGGAATATAAAAAAGACATTTATAGATATGTTAATAAAAAGTCCGGAAAGATTGAAGAGAAACTAAAAGAAGAAAAGATAGTATTAGAAAACTTACAATTTGATGACGTGTTTTTAGATGCACGTTTTCTTGATACTCATAATTCAAACGGTGTAATTAGACGACACGACAAGGTGACGATGAAAGACCTTAAAGCACAAAAAGATCAATTTATTTTAAGTGATCTAAAAGATGTTAAGTATATGGCGGGTGAGAAAACTTATGTTATCAATCCGACTAGAGAGGAGGCTAAAGGAACTAAAGTTAAAGATGGTGAATTTGTAGTTTATAAATATCAAGGTTATGTATCGTGGCCTGATTCAGTTCTACCAAGAAACAACGAATTAGAAGATGGGTTTTATGAAGTCTGGACTTTAAACAATAAAATTGTTCTAAAGATTAAGTCTATTCCAAAGATTAACATTCGATCATGTAGTTTATTTGAAGATACTCATGATCATTTCGGTAATGGTATGGTTGAACCAATTATGAGTTTAGAAAAACTTTATAATTATAGGGAAAACTTACATTCATTATATTTAAACAAGAATCTATTCTTAAATAGAATTATTAGTGATAGGGTTAATGTAAAAGATTTACTACAACTAAATAGAACTGGTGGTTATATGACTGTTAACGGTTCTGTTGCTGATTTTATGAATAATGACTTTTTTGTTTTAGACCCGCCAAGAATTGATCCAAATTATTTTAGTTCACAACAACTTATTCAAAGACACATTCAATCATTGTCTTATACTATTGATACTACACAGGGGTCAAGCCAACAAGGCTTTACTAATACTGCTACTGGTGTAAGGGCTAGATTTTATGAAGCAAATACAGTTTACGCTTACATACTAGCTAAGGTAGAGCATTTCTTCAGTGAAATGGCTTATGATGTATTGGATATTGTAGCTGAAAGATTTAACGATGATATAATTTTAAGTTTAGGAGAAAACGCTAAAGACATTAAAAAGATATTTAATACTAAGTCTTTTGAAATGGCACCTCTTAAATATAATATTGAAATTGAGTCGGGAAGTTCAAGTTTTGAATCAATTGAAAGTAAGAGAGAAGACGCAATTGCTTTGTATAACTTACTAAAAGATATGGCTAATTCCGGAGCCGACATTGATTTAAATAAAGTTAATGAAAAAGTTTTGAATACTTTTGAAAAAGTAAATTATGAGGAAATTAAAAAACAACAAGATTTAAATTCTTCACAAGGTAAAAGCTTAGAAGATTTAATGAAAGGTGGAATGCCAGGGATGCCAAGTGGCTCCCCAACACAAAAACAAGTTCAACCAGGAGAACAAGAGCCTGGATTGAATGATGTAGCCGGTCTAACTCAAGACGTGGTTCAAGGTAACATTAATCAATAAATATGAAATTTATTTATCATATCATTAAAGCATTTAGAGAAGATGCAAAGTCCTATGAGGATAAGCAGAAATTAATCTCGAGACTCTTCACTGACAAGGAGGAAGAGTTTCGGGTCTTTTATCAATTTTGGTTGGAAGAAGTTTATAAGGCTGAAAACGAAATGAATAAAGAGGATCTTTCACCCGAAGATGTTTATATTATAAATCAGAAAAGAATTGTATTATTAAAATACATTGATTATATGAAAGGACTAAGCAAGCTTTCACAAAAAGTTTTGTAGGTCGAGCTTGGCGGGTTATTTTTGTACCTTGGATCACCCGTCATGCTCGGCTTATAAGGCCGAAAATATTATGTAACCATTTCATTTATGGATATCCATAACCAAGATCAAAACGATCAAAATTTAAGCCCTCAAATGGACAACTTAAATTCGCAAGATCAGGCGGATAACACTGTGCAAGAGGCACAAGAATCAAATAGCCCGCAAGACGGACAACTATTAGCTGGTAAATTCAAATCACAAGAAGACTTAATTCAAGCGTACGAAAACCTTGAAAAGATGGCTTCTAAAAAAAATGATGAGCTAGCAAAAATGAAAAAAGTATTTTTATCAGATGATGAAGTTGAAGAAGAGCCTCAAGATGACGGCAATGATCAACTGGAAATCTTAAAAAGTGCTTTAGAAGGATATTTCCCAACTCGAGAAGAGATGGAAAGTCAAAAAAAACAAGATGCTTACTTTAATGAGTTAGCACCGCAATTAGCCTCTCACAGAGACAAGATAAATGAATGGGCGCAATTACCAAGCAATCAAGGAAAAAGTTTTGAAGAAGTAGCTGATAGCTATCATAAAACTTTCCTAAAAGATAATCCTAAATTTCAGCCACCGGCTAAAATGGGACAAAGATCTGACGCTGAAAAACAGTGGACGGATCAAGATACAATAGACCACTACAATTTAGGTAAATTTGGAGTTTCCGGAAGAGTACAAAACTTTAAAGGTAACTTGAGAAAAATATAGATTGAATAAAATTTAAACCACAATAAAATGGTATTCGATCAAAATCAACCAAACGTAAAAAACGTAAGAGGTGTCTCTTATTCAGACGCCCTGCAAATGGTTTACCAAGCCAATGCAGTAACTGAACAAATTGCTGATGTATCAGCTGATTCAGAATTAAAAATTGGTGACAAATATGCTAAATCAACTCTTAATGGTTTCCATAAAGGGATCAAAAGAATTGAACCAGGACAACCTATTCCTAAATCTCCACTAGGAGGACAAGAAGAGTTCTTAGAAATAACTGAAAACTTCGGTGATAGATTCGAACTTCCAACTGTTGAAAATGAATTATCAAGACACAATCTTAAAACTGAATTTGGTGCGCTTAAAATGCAAGAATTAGCTTTAAGAATTGATGCACATTGTTTAAGAGACCTTTCTTCAAGTGCTGCTAGTGTTATTGATGATGGTATTAACAATAATGCTGGTAATCCTTTAGCTCTTGACCAGGCTAACATTGAAGACATGGTTCCAAGAGCTTTAGAACAAATTGCTTTAAGAAATGCACAAAAAGGTGAACTTTGCGCTGTTGTAGATCCTACTTTTGTAAGACTTCTAACTGCTCAAACTCAAGGTAGAGCAACCGACTTCGGGGATTCTACTCTTAAAAACGGTTTCTCTGGTAGAGCTTTTAGACACCAAGGTGTTATGTTCTATGAATCTACAAATATTCCAGTACACTTTTTCTTCGATGCAACTGCTAATCCAGCTGACGGTGAAACTATTACTATCAACGGACTTGAAATCACTTTTAAAAATGCAGTAGCTTCTACTGGACAAGTAGCTATTGGGGCAAACACTGTTGAAACTTTCGAAAACTTGAAAGAATTACTAGAAAATCCAACTACTACACCAGCAGGTGGAAAATATATCGCTTACAATGATTTTGCTGACTATTCGTCACTAATCAAAATTGGATATGGTTCGCAATTTGAAGTAACTGTAACTGATCTTGGAGCTGGTGCTGTTGAAGTTGAATTAGTTGCACTAGGTGACGGTTTAACTATGGTATTTGACAGTTTAATGTCAGATAACATGGCTAACGGTTCATTCAACACCGCTAAAAGATACAAAGAAATCTTATTCATGAATAAAGGTTCTGTTTCTTTAGCTCGTCCAATCTCTCCAACTGTACAAGAAGTTAATTCTGGATCAGTTGAAGATAGATTTTCTGACATTGTTAAATTACAATCTCTATTTGGTACTAAAGTATTTTCAGACCAAACTAAAGGTATTGTTAATGTTAAAGCTTCTTTATAATAGATCTTTTTCAATCGACCTCTCTTTAATTAGGGAGGTCACTCAATTTAACTTTGTACAAATATGACTTATGTAAATACTAATATACAAGATTATCAAGCTTCTAATATTACAACTGAAACTTTAGATGTAATTAACTTAGAGGCTGATTTAATATTAGGTGTTCTACAAGGATCAGTAATTGATACACAAAACAGAATTTTAATTAACCATGAGGATTCAACAATTTTTGCTCCTAATGGTTTTTACGGTGATTTAACTGGTAACGCTGATACTGTTACTAATGGTGTTTATACTATTGGTGATCAGCTTATTTCTGGCGTTAAAACTTTTGCCAACCAATCTGTTTTTAATCAATCTGTGAATGTAAACACAATAAAAAATAAAAGTGGTTATACCGCTATAACTTTAAGCGACACGGGAACTGGAACTCCAACAACTACTATTCACGGTGATTTAATTGTTTTAAGCTCAAGTTTGACTTCGGTACAAACTAACGATCTTGAAGTAAGAGATCATAGAATTTTATTAGGAGATGGTAACCAAACTTCTTCACCGCTTGCTGGTTCTGGAATCGTTATTGATGGAGGAACTGGTCAAGATATTGAGTTTGCTTTCAACTCAAATCAAAGAATGGGATTAAACTATGGCTTAGACATAGAAAACGGATCTCTTAATGTATTAGATGGAGACGCAAGCGTGTCTGGTGCTATTAACTCGAACACACTAGCAGTTGCAAATTCTATTACTGCTGACACTGTTAAGGCTAATCTTTTAAAGTCTGATGGTGTTACGTTGTATAATGCTTCAAGTGATTCATTAAATACTACTGATATAACTGCTGTTACAATTTCTGGTGATTTAACTGGTGATGTAACCGGACAAGTTTCAGACATTTCAAATCATACCAGTGATCAATTAGCAGAAGGTTCTACTAACCTTTACTACACTGACACAAGAGCACAAAATGCAATTAGTTCTGGACTTGGAGTCAATTATGACTCGGCTACAGGTGTAATTTCTTTAGATCAATCTTTAAGTCCAACTGATAGCGTACAATTTAAAAAAGTTTACGTTAGAGAAGGTGTTGGTGTTGGTGTTGATCTTACTTCACAAACAAACAATGCTTCCCTTAGATTTCATACTTCACCAGGTCAAACAGGTATTATTTCAACTACAAGTGGAAATGCACCTTTGCAAATTTATTCTTCTTTGTTATGGTCAAGAGCTATAAATGGAGGTACTGGTGATTTTATGGCTGATGGTAATTCAACAGTTGGAGGAAACTCAACTGTAACTGGAAATGCTTCAGTTGGTGGTGACTTGGATGTTGTTGGAGCTATTACTTCACCAACTATAACGGCCCTACAAAATTCACAAGCTTCAAGCAATGCGCAATTGCAAGCTGAATTAGACGCAACACAAACAGGTGCTGGTCTAAATACTGATGGTTCATATTCTGCGAATACAGGAGCTAACTATATTCAAGCTTCATCTTCATTGCAAGATGCTGACAATGACTTAGATACTGCTTTGAAAGCTGAAGAGGCTTCGAGAGAATCTGCTGATACTACATTACAAGCTAATATTGATACTGAAGAGGCTTCAAGAATTACTGGTGACGCGAATACTTTATCAAGTGCTAATGCCTACACTGATACTGAAATTGCTAATCTAGTTGCTTCGGCACCTGCTACACTTGATACCCTTAATGAAATCGCTACTGCTTTGGGTAAC